ATCCACTTTGTCAATTTTCTGACCTTCTAGGTCATATTGTTTAGTCAACTCGACCACGTAAGGTAGTCTATCGTTCAGATTTGTGCTTACCTCTTCGGTTGCACTGCTTGCGCTCATATCTGATGCAGCCTCTAAGCCTGCCATCTCTGTTGTGTTGTTCTCAATTTCTTTACTCATAAAATAGCCTCCTCTAAATAAAAAGGGCTCTGGGTTATCCCCAGTGCCCTAGTTGATTAAATGTAATCTAAGATATCCTTTGTGATATCTACACCAGCAATGATTGCCTTTCCATTGAACTTGTCAATCTCAATGCAAACCTGGCCGTTAATTTCTTCTTTGTAGTATGTAACCTCTTTGGTTACTGATGGCTTACCATAGCCACCTTTCTTAAGTGCACCAAAGTTAATCTCCTTCGTCATGCCACGTACTGTAATGGTACGATTCTGGAATGACTTTGTGTTATCCTCAGGGTTAACAAACTCCTGAGCACTTCTGAAGATTAATGGAGTGTTGTCCTGTGCAGCAATGCTCAATGTATCACTAGATACGTTCGAGAATGTGATAGGCAGCTCCATGCTCTGATACTGTCCTACAGCTGGGGAATCAATCTCACCTGCCATACCAGCAAGGTTGATAGTCTCGCTCATGCTTTTTAGAGTAACAAGAGTTGTTTCATCGGTTACTCCGATAATCTTGTTAGCTGCAGAAGCTGTGCCAGTGTAGACGTTATAATTATTGACTTTATCTGGAATCAGTTTAGGCATCTATTATTCACCTCCCTCAAAAGCATCCTGTAGTATCTTAGAATCCCATGTGAAACGGTTATCTATAGCTTCTACAGGTGTCCAATCAGCATATCTTGTATGGAACACAAAGTGTCCTTCGAGAATATCTGCGATTGGGTTTTCATCCTTAGCAAAGACTACACTTGCGCCTGCAAGGTAATCAGGTACTAATGCGTTAAGATCAGCGTTGTAATTGCTTACAACAGAATCTATAAGCTTATAGCTTCCATCAGCACCGATTGTTGACAGATACTCTGTCTTGAAGCGGTTCTCAAGATAATTTCCAACCATAACGCACTTAATAAAGCGGTTGTTAGGCTCTGTATTATCTGGGTATGCTGCTGTGTTGTTGCCCCATACCTTCCAACCTCCTAAGTATGCGAATGATACAATACCATAAGCATTCAAGAAGTTGTTAACCTGCTTCTTTGTCAAGTGAAGCTCTGTGCCACCATCAAGAACTACTCCATCAATTGGCACCTTCTTGTTATCAGGTGATGTAGGTACGTTACCATTGTTATTAGCAATGTATTGAAGTACAGCTGCTACAAGAGCAGATGCGTATACCTCTTCTCCTGCTAAAAGAACCTTTGGCCAGCATAGAGTTGTCCATCTTGTAAAGCATCCTAATGTATTCTTAGCTGTCTTTACATCCTGAACTGCTCTTGTTGAAGTGGACTCGATATCGACAACAGCCATAGCATTGATTAAATCACCAGCAAGTTCCGCCTTAGCTTCAAGAGCAGCTGCTACAGCTGGTAATCTTGAATAACCAGGAGCTGAAATAATATCAGCTACCATCTCAAATCTGCTATAGATTTCATCAACAAGCTCAATGCCTGTTCTAACGCCTGCGGCTGAAACACCACCGATGATATCCTCAGCTGTAACTCCTGCTGGGTTAAGCTTGGTATATGCAATCTTAAGTGTTGTCTTGTCCGCAAACTTTCCATCCGAGGTTACTGCAAGAGTTGGGTAGCCATCAGTGTTGAACTCTACTACATAATCCTTGTCAGCTTCACCTGTTTCTTCACCAGAAGTAACTACTAGTGAATTGAGTAAGATACCTTCCACTTCAATAGTTACTGAACCACTTGTGAGAGCGAAGTCTGCAGCTGCTACTGCTGTAACGTGTGTTGCCTTGGATGGGTCTAAGACGTTAATCATTACAACTGGTGCTACGCCTACCTTCTGGAATGCAGCAAGAGTTGTCTGCATCAAAGTGTAGTTTTCATAGTCTGTGCTGATGCCTAAGTAAGTTTTTACCTCATTTCTGTTTGAAACAAGGATTGGCACATTAACTGCACTGCTTGGATCATCCAAGAGATTGACTGGAGCTGTACCGATTGCCACCTGAAGTCTAGAGGCTTCGGTAGTATCAACAGATATGTCAGAATCTCTTGATGTGCTTATTCCATGTTTATAATCTGCCATTTTCTACCTCCTGTTTAAAAATTTTTTTATAGGTTAAATTTAAAAAAGAACCTTCTCTACGAAGCTCCTTCTTTGTCGTTACAACATCATCCATATTGACGAATAAATACTTAGTAAGTGGGTTGCGCTCGTAAGCCTCCTCAATTACTTCATCCGGATGATACGTGAATATTTGATTACGCCTCACTATACCCTTTAGGTTGGGGCCTAAGTACATTACACTCATACAAGCATTTCTATCCCTTCTTGATTTGCCTGTGGCAGCTTCCATCTTGTGATGTAATCACATTCGTAATAATTTGGATAGCATTCCTGATTAAAACGTTTATGACGCTGCTTTTGCATCTCATACTTACTAGCTATTATTCTTTGTTTCCAAAAATGTAGGTCTAATTGGTTCATGAGGTATGCCAAGATAAGATTCCCTTGATGCTGTTCTTCGAATAGCACAATAGATATCAGGATATGGACATTTACTATCCAGTCCCCGTTTTCATCTGTATCTTCATCATCAATCATTACCAGGATGTAGTCTTCTTGATCTAAGTCGGCTTCATCATCCTTGTAAGGTTTCTCCTGTCGATACAGGTTGTAATCTTTCCATACCTCACCATTTAGCTTTTTAAGGCTTTGAGTTTCAGTTAGCTTTTCAATTTCCTTGATTATTGCATCTTGTAAATCTAGGTCTGTCATTTAGTTACTCCCTTCAATACATTGTCTATCTCATGGACTAGACGTTTGCTAAACATGCTGCCTGCATCACGATTAAATCTAGCCAGCACTTCATCATTCTTAATGATTTGAGGAAGAGATGGGGCTGCCACGCCTCTTAAAGGTGCTTTTGATGCATTGCTTGTTCGCTGAAATAACGCAATGTTTCCTGATTTTGCCTGTTGTACGAAAGGCTTTGGCCTTTCCTCTAAAGCTTGTGGTCCATGCCTACGCATTACCTTAGCTTTTACATATTCAGGGTCTGCACTTGCAGGATCTGATGACTGAACTATGTAACGTGGAGATAACGAGGTCTTTCGACCAAAATGATATAGGTTTTGGTGTGCATCCTTATAAGTTAACGTAACGTAAGGTCTCTTGGATGTAGCTCTAGTAACCTTTAAAATATCATTAGCGTCTTTTTGTCTTACGTTGTAAACGTTAGCCGTTTCTTGCTTTATCGCCTTCTTGCCTGTATCGATTGAACGATTGGCAGCACGGGCTATAACAGCTCCCGATCTACTTGCAAGAGCTCCCAGTCTCTTTTTGACTTCCTCCTCTGATACAACAATCGTTACATTAATCATTTTTTAATCACCTTCTATACTGCATGGATTCCTAATGCAATCTGGTACACGCCTTTTACTAGAACCACTGATTGCACAAAGTATTTCTTACCATCCATCACCATTAAGGCATTGGCTGTAAGTTTGTTTCGCACATCAGATTCACGAATAAAAAGTGTGTATACGATTTTATTGATTGCAGTTTCCTTTGGATTAAGAGTAGCTTTCATTAATCCGTAAGACATCTTTGCATCCGTGCGATTGTTTTCAATAAGTACAACTTCGCATTCCTTACCATCAATTACATGCGTGGTAGCAAAATCATCTAAATCAAAAAATGCACATTCAAGGTCATCTTCGTAGCATTCACTGAAATTATTCATCTACCTTTTCCTCATCCTTGGCGTTGCCTTTTGGCTTGGTTTCTTTTGTGGACTCTGTGATGTAGCCCTTTTGCTTCATCCAGTCCTTATCAAAAGAGGACAGACCAGTTACGGTCTGTCCTTTCTTAAAGGTTTTATTGCCCACAATGATCTGAGTATTTGCAATTATCATGCAAGCTTACCTCCATTAATCTTCGTAGGTTTCCTTCTGATACTTGATTACAGCTGCCCTGAGTTCTGCAAGCTTCTCTTCGCTGCTTAATCCGCTCAATCCAATAGATTCAGCGTATGCGATTACTTCAGCCTTTGTTGTCATTGCGTTAATCTCAGCCT